ATCCCTTTGAACAATCGTGTAGCATGATTGCGACGTTCCCGGATAAGATTACGGATCAGTACCATTATACTCATTGTGAAATTCATCCAAGTACCATCTTTGGCGTGATTGCATCGTGCATCCCTTTTCCAGAGCATAACCAATCTCCTCGTAATACCTACCAATCTGCGATGGGTAAGCAGGCGATGGGTGTCTATGTATCAAACGTGAACAGCCGCATGGACAAGACCGCCTATGTGCTGAACTACAGCATGCGACCTTTGGTGGAAACACGTATCATGAACATGCTCAAGCTGAACCGTTTGCCCTCGGGTAACCAGGTCATCGTGGCGATCATGACCCATACCGGTTTCAATCAGGAGGATAGTATCTTGTTCAACCGCGGGTCCATCGAACGTGGTCTATTCCATGCCACGATTTATCATACGGAAAAAGACGAGGACAAAAAGACCAACGGTGAGGAAGAAATTCACACCAAGCCGAACCGGCTCAACACACGTAACATGAAGTTTGGAAATTATGACAAGATCAACAAACAAGGTGTCATGGATGAAAACGCACTGGTAGCGGACAAAGACATTATCATTGCCAAGGTGGTGGTGATCAAGGAGCATAAGAATGATAACACCAAACTCATCAAGTACGAGGATCAGAGCAAGTCGCATCGAACAGACGAGGAATCGTACATCGATAAGAACTACATTGGCCGAAATGGCGACGGATACAACTTCTGTAAGGTCCGCATCCGCACGTTGCGTCGACCCAATATCGGTGATAAGTTTTCGAGCCGCCACGGACAAAAGGGTACCATTGGCAATATTCTAGAGGAAGAAGATATCCCCTTTACCAAAGACGGTCTTCGACCGGATCTGATCATCAATCCGCATGCCATCCCTTCGCGCATGACGATTGCGCAGATTAAGGAAACGCTACTGGGTAAGCTTCTCCTGGAACTGGGGCTTTTCGGCGACGGTACGAGTTTCGGCGAATTGAACATGCAGACCTTGTTTAAGGAACTCAACAAGTGTGGTTACGAGTCCAAGGGCAACGAAATCCTTTATGACGGAAAGACGGGCGGCCAGATCGAAACCTCCATCTTTATGGGACCGGTCTATTACCAGCGCCTGAAGCACATGGTGAACGACAAGCAACACAGCCGTTGTATCGGACCCATGGTCAACCTCACGCGTCAACCTGCAGAGGGACGCAGCCGTGATGGTGGTCTTCGTTTCGGAGAAATGGAGCGCGACTGTATGATCTCCCATGGTGCATCCCGTTTTACGAGAGAGCGAATGTACGATGTGTCAGACAAGTACTCGGTACACGTGTGCAAGAGGTGTGGTCTGATTGCGATCTTTAATGACAAGAAACATATTCACCTGTGTAAGAATTGCGACAATCGTACAGAGTTCTCCTACGTAGAGATACCCTTTAGCTGCAAGCTACTCTTTCAGGAACTCATCTCCATGAACATCGTGCCTCGGATCATGACCTAAAACATTTATTATAAATATTATTCTTGTTTATTTTTTATTTTATATTGGGCTATACTAATGAGCAATCTAGGTGGAGGAACGCAAGGAACAAGACCCGGTGCCGGGTTCGCCAACACAACCTTTTGCGCGGATGACGCAATGAAACGTAAAATTCTACGCAAGTCTTTTGGTAAAAGCAGTTTCACCCGAAGCGATCAAACAGTGATACGTTCTTTTGCCGGACCTTTTCGCGCCTCGTTGAACCAAGGTGATTTTTTAAATCGGGTGGGACAATCCTGTGGAGGCAGTAATCAGTCTCATTCGGACGGAATGACAAACAAGGACTGTGCAACGGTCACCCACGGCATGACCACAAGCGAGATGCCTCTCTACTACGGCAACCGTGTCTATGTCTCGGATAGTTCTCTTTACACTCGGTTCAAGAACTTGGACAGCACTCTGAAGACCTACAACGATTCCAGCTTTGGCGGTGATGCTCACAACGGGTCGTACAGTTTTTTACGCAAGGTTAGAGCCTAAACCCGTAAGGTGGAGCATAAAATATGTGTATAGATTAATGAAAAAGAAACGTACCCAGAAACGTAGAAGGAGGCGGACCTATGGAGGAGCTGCAATCGTAGCCAAGGCCGGATCTGTGATAGGGAGTGGAGCTGGACTAGCCTTAAAAACCGCATCAGGTGCAAAAAATTTAGCCATGGGTGCTGTAAGTAAAACATTGGCCGTGAGAAATTCAGCCATGGCTGCTAGGAATGCTGCAACGAAAAAAATGAAAAATGGTTATGCTGCGGTCACATCCATCACTGACATGTTTACCACAAAGGAGAAAGGAGATAACGAAGAACCCGAGTGTTCTTATTTGGACATGTTAAAGTATGGCGCGTTATCTATCCTTTTGTCTCCTGTCTATGTTGCGGCGGTCATTGCAAACTTACCCATGAATACCATCAATAACTTGTCGGATAATCGTTTGAAGCCAGTGGAGATCGATGCGCTTAGCAAGCAATTGTACAAGTATGTCTTTTACGGATACAAAAATAGCAATGAGATTGACTTTACCCAATTTAAATTGCCTGACGAGAACGATATTATCCAAGACAAGAAGATTGTGGTTGGGTGCAATACCTGTAAAAAGACACAACTTGAATTTAGAGCAGAACAGTTTCAGACAGGACAACTTGTTTCTACAACAGACAGGCTTCAGACAGGTGGAAAAGTGGACTTTGCAAAGATGACGATGAATTCTCTTGGGGTATTAGGTGGAAAATCACAGCTGGAGTTCAATCTACGCGACACCCTGGATTACGTGGAAAATATGCCAAAAGTAAACTTAGCAAGAAAGGAGGACCTTGAAAATAGTATCCAACATATCAACGATATCAAAATGTTGGCAAAATTAATCATTTTAATGAATACCCTCTTTGGAGAGAGTTGTGAAAACGCAATCAACTTGGACCCAAACACAAAAACACTCATCGATAGCGTACACGTGACCCGTATCATGAACCCTTTTGCACTGATGGAAAGTTATTCAAAGAAAGAGAATAAATTTAAGATCGATTACAAAGAGACGAGCCGATGTATCATAAAACATATGCTCTCTGATACATTTACAGGGGATGAATGTAGAAATAAATGTACGACCTGTACCTTTCAAAACAACATTGTGACGTTGATGGGAAACTATGTGCGTCTCTTATCGAATGTATTTCGCGGAAATGATCGGGGGTTGATTACCATCATTCAGGTGTTTTTTTCAATGCTCACAACCTTTCAGTTGAAACATGTAAAAAATCCAAATCATGAACTCCACAAACAATTGGCTGAAAGTTATGTTACCAAAGAGAGAGATGAATTCTATAAGAAATTGAATGAGATACGTTATGATATTCCAGTAGAAGAGTTCATCCAAGAGAATAGGGAAAATTATGAACTCTTCAAAAAGATATTCTGTGATTATGGACTGACCAAGGTGATCAAAGAGCAGATGCGTACCGTCGTGGAAAAGAGTTTATTAGAAACCAACAAGTTAAAAGAGGGTTCTGCTTCTTATTACAAAACAAAAATAAAGTCTTTCTTCAAGTCCAACTTTTATTTTATTGCACAGTAATCTATAAACGATTGGCTTGTATCATAAACATCATACCGATCACAACCGATGCCCATACGGCCAAGTAGAGCTGTTCCTCCATAGGAAAGGATGCAGGGCTAGGTGTATTTTCTTGCAGCTTGTACATATAGAATAGATCCATATAAAATTAATGGAACGTCTACCTTAAAATCGACATGTTGGATCTAACATTCGTTTGTATTGGTTATAGTCCGCCATTTTAAGAATAGTCTCATAGTTCTTTTGGAGAGCATTGTTTTTATTCGAATAACCTGTTGCACTTGAAATAAAGGGTACATATTTGAGTTTAATAATACACGGATCATTATCATTCTCGAAAGGATTGACTAAAGGTTCGTGTTTGCACTTTCCATTTATAGAAAAGGAGAGGACGAAAAGAATGACCGCAAAAATTAATAACATCTATATATACATATGTTATTTACTTGGAAAGGTCAACAAAGAAATGAATTATATCCGGTTCGGTTCAATGCTTTTACGGTTCCAAATGCAAACCCGAGCAATTTTATTGGCAATTACCCCAAAGCAGATTTCACGTCCAAGGAAGTCATTTCTTGCGGGAATGGAAAAACAGAGGTTGTCACGAGTACCAGTATTCCTGTATGTACTCGTAAATATACGCGACCCATAAAACATATTCGGAAACGTTTATTGTCTACGCCGGTGCAAGAGGGTGTAAATAAACCCACGATACAAGAGGCACAAAACCCCGTTTATACATCACTTGATGTGGCATGTCTACAAAATACAGTGCAGGTTGGGTTTGATACAAATACGTTATGCTATGGTATAAAACGTCCGAACTGTCAAGGCGGAACCAATCATATTCAACGAAGTGCATCAACCCTCATCGACAAGAAGTACTCCACGTCCAATCGAGAATATTTACAGAGAAGAACCAAGACCTATGATCAAAACCAGACCAAGGGCAAGTCTCTTGGAAACAACATGTTTCAGAGCGCGACCGGTGTCGAACAGAATTGCATGATCTATAAACGTTCCAATCCTACGTTTGGAACCCAGGGTGGTGTAACCGCCTCGACAAGAACAAGTCAGCTCAAGGACCAGGTCGCACGTGCAAACTGCAACCCAGTATGTGTCCCTTCTCGAAAAGACGAAATTAGACAGTGTGCCGTGGTGAGACAAGACCGCGCTTATTTACGCCCCATGACCTGTTAATAAGGGTACAACGCAACGAGGGTATCGTGAATAGGCAAGTTTTGTTTTTTACACCATTTCATACATTTGACTAAGTAACGTTTCTTGTAGTATTCTTGATTTTCGGGTGTCTCGTCTGAGATCGACAATAGGATTTTGAGTATGGCAATGTTCTGGGCCTGTCCAAGGATCGAGTTGATCTCCTTTAATTTAGAGAGGAAACAATTCGGAAGATAGAGGTTGAGAAAGGTATGGATAGGTTCCGTTTTGATACGAGGATAAAATTCGATCACCTTTTGTAGAATGGCGTCTAGGTTGTATACTTGCTTGAACCTCATACAGACGATATATTTCTCTGAATTTGCCGGCCGGCTCATGGTAGGCTTGATAAAGATAACTTCTTCATACAAATACGTCAACAGATAAATGATTTCGGTCATGGTTGACGTGTAGGTATCAAATACTTTCAGTACAAAGGACCCCCCTTTCTTCTGTAAGACCATTGCAAAACATACTTCGGCAAAAATAAGATTGATGGCACTTTCTTCCTGTTGATTGAAATCATGGCTAAAGTCAAACCCGCCATCTCCTGTGACAAAATCCATCGAATGTCCATGTTTCTCTTTTACATAAAGTAGGTTTTCCAGATGCAATAGATTGCCTGTACCATCGCCTTCCTCAATGTGTATGTTCTTGTTTGTTTTCATTAGATTTCTCTGACATTTGTCCCAAACAGGTACATCCTTGTCTCTCTCGAGTAGTGTCATTCCATAGTAGACATCTTCTCGTTGTCTACGATGATACAAGATGGCTTCGATAAAGCCGCCGGGACCTTCGGCCAAATGATAACTGTTCATGATGTAAGGGAAATGAAACGCGCAGCATTGAAGGATCTCGTGTAATTTAAAAAAGGCACGCGAGATTGGTTTGTATTGACATACGCAGGGTGTATGCGCATCAAAAGGCGTGTTAATATATTCATATGGATTGGTTATTTTTTTGTACTTGTCCCAGTAACGAAGATTGGGCTCAATTTCCATTTTAATCTTATGAGAATATTCACGAAGCGATGGATTGGAATACGTGCGTTCTCTATTCATGAAATGCACATCGTCCGGGTCAATAAACACCATCATGTCGTGTATAGGAAAAATATTCATTCTTTATGATAAATGGATGTCTATTTAATCGGTTTTCTTTAGGACACAAAGATTACTTGGTAAGCGTAATGGTTCGATTGAGCTTCTTCGGCACGCCGATGAGTACCTTTTCCGTCTCATGTACAAACCCATGATAGACCAATTGACTGTCCACCTTTCGTATCTTCTGAAAGACGAAATATTGGTTGAAGAATGAGATTTCCTTCTCTTTCTCCGACATGGTAGGAATGTGGGTCATATCCCCATGCTTCAACATGTAATCGTAGAGTAATTTGAAATTACCAACCCCTGGCAGATCCAACCCAGGTAATTTGACCGCAGGTTCAAAGCCGTATTGTTTCATGCACTCTACAAAATAGGGGAACTGCACAAGGTATTCCTCAAACTCCTTGTTGATGGTTTCTTGGAATACGCTAATGGTAAGACCGATCGAGGTAGGACTTTCTTTGAACTCGGTTGCGTCGTATCGTTTCGTGATACTCCAGATTTTCTTAGGGTCTTGGCCCTCGATCTCATGGTAAAGGGAAATCGGTTCATCTTTGGGTTTATCCTTTAGAAATTGGAAGACTTTGATCCCATCATAACAGGTGCCTGTAAAGTAGCCACCTACCTTAATTGTATCTGCACAATTTTTCATGAACGCATGAAACGTCTTCTCGTTCTTAAACATGTAATGGACCGCAAACTGTATACTTCCCACGTCAAACAACTCCTTTCCTAAACCATACACTCGCTCGACATACGCGCCATACAGTTTGGACTTTGGGTCATCCGCCATCACTTGTCCGTAGACTTTCCGCGTCAAATCATCTGATCCGCTCAGAAACTCTCCAGTAGAGATCAACATGGAACTATCTCCCTGCAGGAAGAGAGCATCAAACATGGAACGTTTGACACGCTTCTTTTCAATGTAACGCACACATGCACCGTCCTTTTTGTTGTGAATGTTATCTTTGGAAATGTCTATACCCAACACAAACGAAGGTTGTTGATTGGTCCATTTCGGGATGTCACCGCCTTTCCCAACCGCGTAATCGATCAAGGTACAACCTTTGGTCATGACCGTCTCCAGTAAGATTTTCTTGACATGCAGATTATGGAAATACCTTAAGCCTCGTGTATACGACTCGTCGGAAGTTCGATTGTAATACACGTTTTCGTCTTCCAGGTTTTCAAATCGCATCTTCTTGAGCGGATCCGTAAGCAAATCTTGGGTGATTGGATGATGAATGCTATACCAGTTACTGTTTGCAACGGGATAAGCATTACCAAACTGATTTTTATTCGTTCTGTAATCATATGTCTTGTCGTACCGGACCCGAAGAGGTACCCATCGAAACTTTTTGTCTTCTGTAAAGGTATATTTAAATTCTACAATCGTGGAAGTCTCAATCGGTTCATTGTTCTCTGTGTACAAGTTCAGTTCCCCTGAACTGTCTTCTCTCAGAGGAAGATAACACATGTATGCCGTAGGGTCATACGGACTGGTTGGCACGAACAAGGCCTTCTGATAACTAGATCCGGTAGTGGTCGGGTTAAACTCTCCCTTGAACAACATATTCTGCGGATCAATCATCCCATCCTTTTTGCTGTCGTAGCCCACATGCAAGTTGAGGCGTTTGTACGGAACCACTTCCTTGTGTTCGAGCGAGGTGAAATAGTTGATTTCGTCGGCTCCTTGTTTCTGGTTAATTTCCACCAAGAAGTCAATGGTGTTGAACTCAGGCGGCTTCCACTTGAAACTGTGACCCCATGTATACTTGTAATTTTTCACACTGTCTTCTGGGTTCTCCATGCCTACACCTAGACCCATCGACGTGAAGATGACGCCATCGGTCTCGTACTCATACACACCAGACTTTAGGGTTTGAAACAATTTACTACAGCACTCTTGCATGGTGGCAGATGGACCGGGGATAAAGAATGTTTTCATTTTTAGACGGAAAGGTGACACCTCGGTTTCGTGCAACAAGCTCGCGTTTAACTTCGAGACAAACGAACGTAAACGATTGTAACGCGTCTTTTTCACGGGTTCACCCTCGTTCCATTTGTAAAAGGGTTCCTTCCGAAAGTCCTTTGAATGGATAAAGTATACATCAAACGCAGCAAAGGTATTGATCTTTTTCTGTTGATGACCCGTGTAAATGAACTCGCCGTCTAGAATAGACCCAAACAGTTCGCTCTCTTTCGTATAAGCACCGGTGTATTGTACCTTCATGTTTGTGTCGATCATGTAAATCCTTCCGTTCTTATTGACACAGAGCAACTTGCGATCTCCGTCTGCCTTTTCGGTTACACAAAAGTCATTGAAGATACATGGCGCCTTATTCTCTTCTTGAATGAGATGAATGTTTTGCAACGTATAACTAGAGGGTCCGATAAACATGCGGTTTGTGATCACGGTGGGAGGCCGTTCGGTAGGACTAACATAGATGAGATACTCGCGCAGGACGTCCTGTTGTTCCTTGACAGGTATGGGGTAGTTCGTATTCTGGATACCACTTGCAATATATCGGATCGACTTCTGTATATGACCAAAGACGGTTTTGACATTTTTGTGAAGGTAGGGAAGATCCGTCAACTCAATCTCCATCTCATAGGTTTCTGGCTGTTGAAACAGTTGACTGGAAGAGAATTTCTTTTCTCTGGCCAATTGATCGCTTTTCAGCGCAGATTTTACAATACTTAAATCGATCACAAGGCCCTTCATCTCTGGATGAGCCAAGGTTAACCGGTTCATATAACGAAACGATTTGTCCACTTGGTTCCAGCTCTGCAATAGATCCAAGACCTTGGGATCTTCACTATGTAGGACGCTTTCCTTTTGTATGGCAAACCGAAACCCGAAATCCTTGTTCTCATAATAGTTTGGGTATTCTTTCAGCTTATCTTTCAGAATAAACTCGACTTGATCAGGAAGAGCATTCGAGGTGCAAAAGTCTCTGATCACGCCAATATCCTTTAACTCGCAACGGATCTTGTCATTCGTGTAACAGATGATTTTCAGTTGGTAACTCTCACTCGTTTTGACAAACCCATACGACAACAGTCTCGAATAAACTCGTTCAAAAGTTGCCTTGTCGATCTTTCCAAAACGTATCTCCCCTTCGAGATGAACGCGCGGATTTCGCAAGTCGTAGGGTTCCATGGGTCGCGAATTTTTGATGTCAAATTTTGCCGCCAATAATTCTTGATATACCTTCATCGCGGATGAAAGATTTTGTGTCATTCTATATATTAAAAGGATTTAATTAAATCATTCAATTTTATATATTCTTTTTAAATATTCCTTTATATGTTCATACAAGATCGCCTTCTTTTTCTCCACATTCAAACCCAACAAGATTGACATATCGACCAATTCGTTGAGTTTGTAGTAATGTATGGAATGAAGAGGCTTTTCTAGGTTCACGTGTAGGAGTTGACTTGTATCCTGTTCAGGCATGGTTTCGTATGCGTGGTTCATGTACCATGCCGGATGTTCCGAGTATGGAAAGTTGAGACAAGTTCGTTCCAGGATCAAAACGAGATTGACCTTGTAAAACATACATAACTGGTTCAAGGTAAAAAAAGATATCTTGGGCTCATAGACTAGATTGTTTAGTATTTCTTCCTTTCGCTTGAATTTAAGATCCCCCATCGCTTCTGCAATACGTGTCTTCTCCTGTAACTCTTGGAAGGGTTGAAAGCCCAATACCTTGAGGTTGTTCTCTTGCAATCTCATGAAAAATGTATAAAACAATGCGTCCTGATACGAAGGACGCTTTGCTTTTTTAGGGGGGCGTATCTGTACATCAAACGAAGATTTCATGCAATAGGGCAAAATGTCTTTTGCATTCATTATAGGGTTTCTCTTTTGTTGTGTTTAAGTATTAATGGATCGTATGTTTTAGTTTATCCAGTTCGTCTTCTACCACCTTAATCTCCACCTCTTTCAAGAGGACGTATTCAATGTAATTTTCCATTTTCTTCAGAGTATCTTGGGATAGATCATCCATGTAAATAAACGATCCATTGTTATTTTCGCTAATCTTCGAAGGTTCCGTTTCATATACAATTTTCAAGATCTGAATTTGTTCCTCTTTGTTAAACGTCTGAATGACGCGTTGGATCTTGGAAACATCACAGGCCTGTTCCATTTAATCAAAAAAGAAACCTATGTTTAAACTGTAATCTAACCTATTCTTTTTGAATGATCTCACCCATGGCATGAATGCATGGATCGTTCAATTCAAAACGAATACCGATCAAGGATACATTAATCCACTGCTGCGTGGTAAAGAGGTCAAAATCGATCTCCTGATTATGCTCTCTTGTCACGAACACAGTGAGAGGGTTGTTGTCTTGCTTGAGCAATGCCCTTAACCCCACCTTGGTGATTTGCTGAATTTTACAAGAGACATGCATGTCTTGTTCGGGACAACATACAATTGCATCATAACATACGTGATAAATGATGTAATCTTCTTTGAGTAGTCCGGTTTTGTAGTGTTTCAGGTGTACACTATCCTTGTACACATAACCTTCTTTTCGGCATTTTCCCTCCAAATAGGCCTTTCCATAGTTGTTAAAATACTTTTCGATGTTGTGTGTACCGGTCATGCACTTCCAGAACTGGATGCAAATGGTTTCTTCAAGCACAACCTCTCGTTCCATCTTAACTTATACCATAGATACATCTATATTCAATTTTATGAATATTACTTCTTCTTTTTAATCGAAGGGGCTTCGATATGTACAAAATATTCCATCTTAGACAAGAAACTTCGCGGACTGCGTGTCTCGTCCAGGTATCGTAAATACACTTCTGCAAGTATCGACAACACATATACATTGAGAGACTTGGTATTTTCAATGGTATAAAAATTCAACCTGTGCAAGATATGGTCGTTCAAAAGGGTCAACAGATCCGTCTTCTTGTTGTTCAAGACATACTTACCTGTTGTAATGCGAACCTGTTTCTGTTTTGTCTTGAAATGATAATGTTTGTCATTGAAGAACCCCATAAATCCAATGAGATCAGATACCACAATCGGTTCGGGAGGGTAAGCTTCTACAAGTGCCTTTTCCGTGTGTGTTGCACGTGTCCATATATCCTTTTGTACGCCCACCATTTCAGGACGTAATACATAAATAACCCCTTTCGAATGAATGCCGTCGCGGTCCAGTAAATGAATATACGTAATGTCGCCCAAGGTGGTGATGAGAGGTTTGTAATACTGTATTAATTTTTCTTCGAAAGGCTCGTAGGTTGTCTTAGAAAAAAGATAATTGAGTAAATCCAATTCTTCCTTCAGGTTAGACTGTTCGCATAAATGGGTCACCAAATAACGATCGAGTTCAGAGGATCCAATCTCAGGGAACTGTTTTTGTATGTATTGTCTCGCTTCGTAATACATGCTATACCAGTCCATCTCCATTTTCTCATCACTTGTATAGGCCTTGTTGTAATTCGTTCGCATGACATCTACCATAGGGTTGACCTCTTGAACCTTTACATCCGCTGTATCCAAAGTAAACGACATCGGTTTCAAGGGAATAGGGTGTTCTCTTTGATATAGAGTAAGTTGTGGATCTTGTAATTCCTCTGGCTGAAACAAGATCAGCTTGCCTACCATGACCAAGGTACCTGTTTTATTAAATTTATCACTGACAATCGTTTCCTGTTCAATCATATCCTGTAAGGTACGAATGATGTTTAGTTTGGTCACGGTCGTGCTATGTAATTTATGGATGATTTCATTCAAGGTATACACATGGCGTATTTGATAAAGTTGTTTCACTTTTTCGGTTACCTTGGGTTGTTTGGTATGTGCATAAGAGAAGGTCGACGTGTCTTCCTTGTTCCCTGGTTCTAAGGTGTTCATACACGAGTAGTTACAGTTTTCCATGTAATCACAGAAATTACTAAATGGTTCATCTTTCGGAATATAATCCATGGTAACCCCATTACTCAAGGTAATCGGTACGGTTTGGTCAATCTTTGAAAAGTTCTGTTGTTCTTTGTGCAAGATACAATCGACCGAAGACTGTTTCAATAGACGAGTGACCTTGCCAATTTTAATAGACTTCTTTTCGGCCATACGATAAATGAGATGATCCAATGACTCTACTTTAGGGTCACTCAAGTAAGCACAATGTAAAAAAAGTTGTACATTACGATCTTTCAAGGGTAATTCTTTGTGGCTACAGTTACGTCGTGCGCGCCCGATGATTTGTTCGATACGGTTTAGGTTATACCATGGCTCTATGATATGAACTTGTCTCAGATTTTTCAAGTCAATGCCTTCGGTGCCGGCCTGAGAGATGAGGACCACCTTGATCCGTTCGCCGTTGGTATTGTTCTGGGTCAATGCACTGATTTCCTCGTTGACATTTGGACTAAGTAATTTATCTCCCGAAATCATAGCATATCTTGCGGTTTTGACCGGACCTTTGTAGTCGGGGTTTTTTTCCAAATTATATACATTGGCATCTTGTTTCTTGTCCTTAAACAGGGACATTTTCTTTTCGCCATAACGTTTAAACCCATATTCTTCGAGTGCAAGTGCAAATGGAATAAGGCCACCAGTAATGTACTGAGAATAGACCAACACCGTTCCTTCGGAATGAATAATATGGTCCATAATATTTTTCATCTTGGCGCTGTATTCTCCCAGCTTATCGTATTCAAACATCCCTCGTAAAGGGGTCTCTTTGTATTCAAAATCGGTTTTGGTTGTCTTGTATTGCATGACATGAGACAATCCGTCTTCTCCGGTGAGATATCCACCGTCTACAGGATAACTGATAATCAAGGTTTGGATTGGTTTTAAGAGTTCATTGTATCCAAGCGAATCCAACAAGTCAAAGTCTTCGATGGCGTCATTCAATTGCCCCAATACGGACGTGTAGGCAGATTCCTGTTGAGAGGACAGGGTTGCTCCATATAGATCAATGTATTTGAGAGGTACTGCAATCTCTTTCTCATTGAATTGCACGGTTGGGTTAGGCAACAAGAAAGAAGAACGCTTATCCGCATACATTTTAGGCGTAATCAAGTAAGGAAAGATATAAGGGTTCTCTCCTCGAACATACGAAATATATCCATTGGCACTTTCCAACAGTCGTTTCTCTCCCTCTGGTTTCAGCTCGCCTTCCTTGGTAAATAAATCCGAGACTCGCAACACAGACCGATTGTCATTTAAACGAAACAGGTTCAATAAAAAGACAATTTCTCTTGCGTCGTTATACATCGGCGTACCTGTCATGAAAATAAACTTCATCCCTTTGACGTTCTTCACCAATTCAAGCAACATCCCCGCGACACGCTTCCCAATGCTGTCGCTGGGTTGATCTGTAATACGAATGTTATGAATTTCATCAATGACAATCACTCGAGACTCAAAGGTATGTTTCAGTTTTTTATAATCCCTGCTTTGTCGACACTTTTCAATAAAATTGGCAAAGCTCACATATCCAATAAACGAATAATTGTCTCGGATGATCTTCTTGATAATCGATACAAGTTCCTCTTTGGGTAACGTGTTGATCTGGTAGGCATTCAGATCATTGAGAAGGGAATTACCCACACATCCATTGAGTACCCATAATCCTTTTTTCTTCTCCAACTTGCTCGGGTCAAAGAGTTGCAGTTTGAAATTTTCTTGTACATTGGGAGAGGCAACAATCATTATCTTTTTAAAGTTGACCATGTATTTGGAATAGGTTCGAAGAGACTCCGTCATGGTACTTGCAGAACAGGTCTTTCCGCTTCCTAGACCATGATACAAGAGTAAGCTGTTATAAGGAGTATCATAGGACATGAACCGCTTGACAAATTCCTGATGAGGTGCCAACTCAAATGAATTGCCTGCCATACACATCGACTTTGTTTTTGAGGCAATTTCTTCTATCTTTCCCTCATACTTATAAGCAAACTCCTTTTTTAAGGCGATCTTACCTTGAAGCCCCGCGTTCGTTACGCTTGGATAAGTTCCCGTTCCTGTCATTATAATGTTTTCATATTAAAAAATAATACTTTCTTCCAACAAAGTGTGTATACACCGAAGAATATCCAGTTTTTCTGTATTGTAAGGTCGAATGTAGGTGATAGCCGTCTCATAATTCATCCATTTCAAATTACCCACCTCGCTTTTCTGGTAATTTTTATCGTCGAGTGAAATAAAATAGGGTATTTTTGCTAAAAAGTAACGATGCTTATACGATTTCATGTTGGATCCTGTGAAGATTTCTTCAAACCCTGATATATTTTCAATGAGTTTGATGTGGATCTTATCATAACCGGTTTCTTCCTCAAACTCTCTGAGTGCACATTCAATGTCCTTTTCTTTGAAATTTCGTCGACCTTTCGGAAATCCCCATTCTGGATCTGTCCATGGAGAAACCACTTCGAATAAATCTCGATAGTTTTTCTTAATAAAATCGAATTTGTCTCGGTTGACCGAATCATATTCTTCTTCACTTTTGTTCCATAGCTTGGCCCATAATTCGGGGTAGCCTCTTGTCAAAATCAGTGTCTTCTCTTTGTCAGTCATTTCCATCAGAATATTCTTTAACTGGAACATGTTTTTCTCTGAATATTTACCTCTTAAAAAATCAACATATCCAAGTGTGTCCTTACGCTGTATCAGCAAGTATTCGGTTTCGCCCTTTAAATTGATACGAAAGCACACAATACCTAGACTTGTAATAGGTCGTTTACAGTTAAAAAATAAGTGGCCGTTTCCTCCACAATTATTGCATTTGGGTTTCTGGTACATCTAGTAAATGAAAAAGGTTTTATTTATATATTTTATACAAGAATGAAAGATACAAATGAGGCCCTTTTTTTTTACCTCAAAAAAAGCATTTCTTATTATGAACCAAACAAGGTCAACCGTAAAAAAATAAAGGAACTCTTTTCCTGCATTCCTTACTTTGTTTCAGGAGAGGATCAAGACATTCTCTATCCTCTTTTTTTAAAACATCCTATTCATTGTTATTATGACAGTGAAAAGGGATTACAAGAGTACGTCTATATGATTTATCGTCTTTATCATCTAGAAAAAAATAAACCTTACCTGGATAAGGATACCTTTTACAGAACAGACCAACAGATCCGAGATCGTAATCATCATATCTATTATGGGATAGCCATTTGTCTCGTCATTTATTATCTCTATTCTTTACAATGAATGTAAAATTCATGATTGTCCTCTTGACGGGTGGACTATTGTATAATACCTATCATGATAATGTAATCTTAAACAGTCTCAAAACACACATAAAATATTACAAAATGGCGGGAATAGTCATATTTGGTCTAGGTTTTTATCTGATGGTAAACCGTAACCCAACCGAAAGCATGTCGTTTATGAATGCGTTTAGACAATACATTCAGGTGATGCCAATGGATAGGCAAGCCAAAGATATGATCCAACCCTTTTTGCAAAAGGACCCAGCGGAACGGATACGATCGTCTGGGAAAAACTCGACAAGCCGTAGCGTGAGCGAGACAAAAAAGAAATACGTGGCTGCTCAGCAGGGATGGAAATGTAAAAAGTGCCAACAACCCTTGACCGCATGGTTTGAAGTCGATCATGAGACACGTCTCGAACATGGTGGGTCCAATGAAGTCGATAATCTTGCAGCCTTGTGCAGAAATTGTCACGGAGAGAAGACAGCCATGGAGAATATTTAATCTTCAAATAATATACTATAATATAAAATGGATGGAACCTCAAAAACATCCAATTCAAAAAACCTGTTTATGGTCGGATTATTCTTTATTTTTGTCGTGGGAGTGTTCGTCTTTATGGTAAATCCCTTTCATATCTTGGATCAGTTCAGATTATCAATCATGTTTATCTTCTTTGTTCTATGTTTTGGTACCTTTTATTTTATTGAGTCTCATTTTAAAGAGGACACTTCTGAAACGTTCCCTGAATCATTATCCCTCTTTATGTATCATTTCTTGAGAGTAGGTAAATTTATTCTTTTTGCAATACTGATTACCTGGGCATTCTTATTGGCATACGGTCAATTCATGGAAACCTCGCGATCCCTATTAGAAACATCCTTTTTTGCAACAATGGGCTTTATCGTTCTAGTCCTTGCCGTATTACATCAAGGAGACAATGCACCTTTAAATAGTCCCATACTACGATTGATCGTAGACGTGATCATGTATATTCCGTGTTTGCTTCGAGACTTGGTAGACTACATGAAAAAGGATTACGCAAATACTCCCACTACCACCTTTATTCTATTGGTGGTATTGATCTTCTATGTCATTGTACTCTTTATTTTCCCAGAGATACAAAAGGAATGGTCCAAAGGAGATGGTGTCACGATTATAGACCGACCGGTCTCGTTACAGGAGGCGTCCGTCTCGATGAACCGCATTGAGCTATACGAGAAGATCTTCTACAGCAAACCCTTTTACGAGAGATGGACGAGACAAATTGTGGTCTATTTAGAAGCGAAGGATAGACAAAATCAAATAGAGTTCAAGGAAAGAGCAGAGAAAGCGGCGTCTGAGGCAGCCAACTTCTCGATCAAAGAAGGATTTACTGCATTGGAAACACAAGACAGTCAAACTCTATATGGATGGTATAACGCATTGGAACGATACAAGCAACTCATCTTTCAAGACATGTCCAAAGACATTAATCCAGAATTAAACCGGAAACTTGCAGAATGGGAGAAAGACAAGAATAAAGTCAAAAAGGAATTACAGGATGACATACGAAATAATCCAAACTTGCTAAGCGTGGTCAATGCGTTACAGCTTTTATACTCGTCGGTTCGCGCAAGCGGAGACACGGTCATGACCATTCCCTATGTATTGCTTGGAAAGCCCTCTGTGATAGATGGTAACATGTATCATTACTCTTGTTCCTTTTGGGTATACTTCAATACCTTGGAGTTTTGTGCAGAAAAGCAGTTGGTCGTTAGCTTTGGAACTAAACCCTCGCTCTACTATACGCCTTCGACACAAGAACTAACCGTAGAGATCAATGAAGGCGAGACCACCAACCGGAGACAACTATACAAAACCAAAAATGTACTGTATCAACGATGGAACCACGTGGTTTTTAACTATCAGTATGGTACATTAGATCTGTTCATTAACAATAATTTAGTAGGTACCTACAACGCTCTTACACAAATGTATTCAGACGAATTATTCCGAGTAGGTTCAAAGAAAAACAAAAACATTGGGGGTATATGTAACATGAAATATTACGAATATCCTTTGACCGCAGATAAAATAGAAAAGATCTATACACAGTTTCAAAATAAATCCCCGCCTATCTGAAAATATATATCCTTTTAATATACAATGGAAATATCCTCCTTTACCTCCATTCTATTGGTGATTATTTTTATCATTGCGATCTATTTCGTCCTCACGGATCAAGTGACTGGAACCACAAAAATTATATTGATCGTCTTCATCTTGGTTCTAGGCTTATTGTTGGCCTCCTCGCTTTCGATGTTTAAAACCTACAATCAGATCCTCGACTCTCCCAAGCCGGCCAATGCAGAATTTGTGTATTCTCCATTACCGATCCCCACAGCAAGTTTCAGTTTAAGTACATGGATTTACATCGATGACTGGAACACCGAGTTTGGTGCAGAAAAGAATGTGATTTCACTGGATCGGCCCGGAGCAAGCCCGACCGAACTTATCTTGGATAAAAATGACAACAACCTACTGATCCGTTACGACATTTACGACGGACAAGTTGGATCTACCCAGTTGTCTCGGCAGACCATTACCATTCAGAATATCCCTATACAAAAGTGGGTGAACATCGTGGTTTGTTTTGATGCAAATGCAACCGATACCTACATCAACGGAAAGCTGATTGATACTCAATTGAATGCAACGCCTCTCTTTACTCCAAAGACCTCAGACAAGCTCTATCTGTGCAAAGGTAACAAGGGGTTCTCTGGATCCATCTCAAACTCTCGTTACTACGGTAGGTTCTTGTCCCCACAAGAGGTATGGGATATTTACAAAGCAGGATTTAGTGACAATTTATTTGGAAATTTACTGAACCGTTACAAAGCGAACTTTACTTTCTACCAAGACTCGGCGGAAGTTGCCAAATTTATTTTATTTTAATATCTCTTTTCTATAATGAACCAATCCAGGGGTCCTTCTACGATTAGTGGGAATTTCAAAAAGATGGTGAATAAAACCTCCAATATGGCGTCTACCTTGAAAGATCAAGTCAAAGAAAAGGCGACCAACTTTAAAGAAGCGATACAAAAACGTGCAGATGTTGCGAAGGAACAGGTGCAGACGGCTTCTGCACAATCGTCGTACATGGCAAGAGGAACGGAATTCGTGAATTCCAATACAACCATTAGCCGTTTTGTCTTTGTGATGGCGTTGTTCCTCTTGTTTATGGCTGCTTTCAATATAGGGATCACATTAATCCAGAACTATATTCTCTCGAATAAAAGCCCCATCTTGATCGATGGCATGGTGAGTGCAAATAAATTAAAGACCATATCGGCTAATCCAAATGTGGAGAAGAGTGTTCCTATTTATAGGTCCATCAATCAGGAATATGGACTGGAATACACTTGGAATGTGTGGGTCTATATTGAAGACCTCAATAAGATACAAAACAATCTTTATCAACGTGTTTTTTCAAAGGGAAGTCAGGAACCAACTGTCACAGGAATATCCAACACAAGAGCCAACTCGAATGTAGTACTTGACCTATTGAATGCATCACCCGGCTTGTTTGTCACTAAAAATGCTGGAGACAATTCTTTGGAAGGCAAAGAGAATTTACATGCTGGTTTGGTTTTAGTGGTCAATACGTTTGATTCGGGTGCAACAAGCAATGACTACATGGAAACCATTCAAATTAAAAATATTCCTGTGAAGAAATGGATGTGTATCACCATACGCGTAGAGAATACAACCGTAGATATTTACCTGAACGGAATTTTGACCCAGCGAAAAAAATTAAATAATTTGCCGAGACAAAATTACTACGATACCTTAATCGGCGACGCAGATAATGGATTTAATGGATTTATATCTTCACTTCGTTATTATGATAGCGCGATTAGTTATGACGATATCCAGGGTCTATACAGCACAGGACCTAATCGTACCTCGATTGATACGTCCATGTCAGACAACATACAAAATTACTTATCCATGAACTGGTATTACACCCGTTAAAATACTTATGGCGTCTAATTCTTCTTGACAAAGAACTTGGTCATGGGCTGGTTACCCGTCTTATCGTTCTGATTGTCACGAAGGATATGTTCAAACAGGATCTTCTCGGCTTCTTTCTGTTTCAGAACCTGTTCCTTCTTCTCGTATTTTTCGAATTCCAAACTCTGTTTCAGTGTTTGCAATTCCAACAAGAAACTTGCCTTCCTGCGGCGGAACTTCGGCATATCATACAAGACCAACGTAAATAGCTGTAATACTGGTTTCATGATCTGATTGGTAATGTAGATCCCATAATCAATCTTCAATTTGTTCTGTTCAATAAAGGCGGGTGTTTCGATACGTTCACCTTGTAGTTTTGCCTTTGGATTGACAATATAGACGTAATTGATACGGTCTCCAGGAGCGGGCTTGTTTCCGGGGTCTCGAATACCAATACGCTCGGCCAAGACATGGTGTGCAATCTGTTTGGGGTTTTTGTAAAACGACCTAAGAGACTTGCTGATCATGAGTTTCTCGATGGGTACCTTTTTCTCCACAATTTGCAACAACATCTTGTTCAAGAAATCCATGGACTTTTGAACATCTTTCTCCGTCATGAGAATATCAATAATCCCTCCGTAAACGTCCTTGACAATCGGTGCATTGTCGCGTCGTTTCAACACGATACCCATGGACTTGCGCTTGCAATACGTTGGATCGTATTCATACAGCATGCCTACGTATCTTTTTTTCGAAAGAAGGCAAAACGGCAAGAAGGTCTTCTCGTATTCCAAGTCATGTGGTTTCTTCAAGAAACGAGTGGCCAGCGCACCGGCTTCCTGTGCAAGTTCGATCGTTACCTCGAGCGCACGCTGAGGTTCAACTTTCTTTCCATCCTGGGTCAAGTGAAAGGTGAAGAACACCGAGTCGGTATCTCCATAGATGTATTCCGCCGCCGTATGCATCTTTCCGTATTTCGTATCCACCCAAGTGTCCTTGTAGACCGTTTCCACCACTTCTTTACCATACTTCAAAAGCTTACGACCGACTGCCGTAGTAGACGCCGCCACATCCATCTCGTAAAAGGTACTGGTTTTTGCGCCACACTGACCATACAAACTATTCGCAGTGACCTTGATACTGAGCTGTCGTTTGTCCAAGATGTTCTTTTGAAAGGGATCCGTCTCTTTCTCCATTTGTTTCTTGGTACTCTTACGTGCTGCAAGCAGCTCCTGTAGAATAGAAGGCAAGATCGCTTTCTTGCCGTCTGGATACTGGGCAAACCGACAGACTTTGAACCCCGTCAGAACCTTGACCGATGCACTCGATCCGGTCTTTTTGTATTCAAACGTATCATAGGTCACATCCACATAGTCATACCCTTCCAGGTTATCATAGACAAAGTTTCCCTCTTTGTCGCGTATACCCGTAATGAGTTCCTTTCCAAACCGATCTAGCTTGATGGCACCAGCCGTGTCATATTCCTTGGACCAAACCTTGCTGTCATGGGAAAGGTTCTCGCTGATAATCGACGACGGATACAGCGAACCATAATCGAGACAAGCCACGGGATCTTCCAGATACAAGTTGCATTTTGGTTCGAGCACAATCGCACCCTCGTACATCTCAAACGGATTACCTTTTGAAATAAACGGCATCAAGACATCATTCTCCCTGCACTTCTTGGCCACATAACTCGTGCCTTTGATCCCTTGGCCGCGCATGACCAAGAAATCAATCGGTACACTACACAGTTTACTCATTTCCACGAATGTCGTCAAGATATCTACTTTCTGAAAGATTTGATGCACAAGATTACAATCCTGAATACAGTATTTGGCAATCAGTCCACGTTTTGCGGGACCTTGATGGGTCCATTTGAAAATCTCCTGTGGGGACACGTCATCCTTGGCTAACCCCCAAGTCAGAGTCTCGGTTCCTTTCAGGGTTCCTTGGATCCGAAACCCATCCTTGAAACATTCAATCACTTGAAACTTACGTCCCTCTTCGTAAAGGTCGCAGGAATGATTGATGATTTCAAAATGAATATAACAACCTTCCTCAATGCCTTTCAAATTCTTGCTCCAGATACGACACGTCTCGTCTCCCTGATTTTCATACCGTTTCACCGTGTCACTCAAGAGATATCCCGACACGGCATCCAGTTTATACGACGATAAGTTGAACTCTTTTCGCATGTACGTGTACATATCAATCAACAGTCGCCCTGTCATCGGAATACGTGTCATATCATAGGGTCCAGATGCCAACACAATCTTGGTTTCTTCCACCTCGCATGAATACTCTTTTGTACGCCCCAGGTTCATAAAGGGTTCCACACAATCCAGCTCTTGCGAACGTTCGAACATGAACTTGAAATCGAACCCAAAGATGTTATACCCGATGATAATGTCTGGATCTTCTCGTCGAATGAGTGCACTCCATGCCACCAATGCTTCGGTTTCAGTTTTGTAACATTCCAACGTGTGCTGATCCAACAGTGTATCGGTATCTTGTACACAGATACAATGCTGCAACGAACATTGTTCCGACCCGTAGGACATAAAGGTAGATCCGATAAACGTGACTTGGTCGCCTTCCAATACAGGAAACAGCTGCCCCAAGACATCCATCAGATAAACAATCTTGACTGGTGTGTCAATCCCGGTATTGGAAAGGAAATCCACCAGGTCTGACTGCGCCTCAATCGTTTTGTACTGGACCTTTTTGGTGAAACCATCGCTTTCTCCTTCCGCTTCTTCGGTCTCCTCTTCCTGTGCGGTCTCCACCTGAAAGTATTTTTGGATCTTGTTTTCGGCCTCTTCCTTTTTCACCACCTTATAGGCCATCAGCGCCTTGTAGCACAAGAGAAGCTTGTCTTCTGAGGGGGGTTTCTTTGGATAACATCGATCAATCGTCAACGTTTGTTTCTTGTCAAACACATTCAAGATCAGCTCTTTTAGAAGGGTAGGATAATCCTCTTTCGAAACCTTTTCCAAGTGATAGACCATGTCATAGGCTACCTTCTTGTAATCCTTGATCGCTTCTGGAAAGTCTCCGTGACTACTACTCGCCTCAATATCAAAACTGCAAATCTTGTAAGGAACAAAGGTGTCCTTGTCTACAGGGCGAACTGACTGAGAAGAACAACTAATTTCCACCTTACAATGGGTTGATTTGTGTTTCACCTTTTCGTAATCGTCAATTTGGATCCATCCAGACGGACTGATTTCTTGAATATGGAAGAACCGCAACAAAGGTGGAACCATACACTCGTAAAGCGTCGTTGGCGTACCTTCATACACATAGGGGAACACCTTGGCACTGTCCTTGTTGTAATAGAGCTGTTTGATCGCGTAGATCAGTTTCATATCTTTACATGTAATGTAAATAAAGGTATGATACTTTCCTCCATCGAACCCATACAGCGCCTTGCGTGAGACAATCTTGTAATTCACCAAAGACTTGATGCTCATCCGAACACTCACATTCTCATGCTTTCTGAAATGAGCCATAAAGGCATCACATTGGTGCGTGGTCCAATCATCGCCGACGCGAATGTACAAGAACGGACAAAAGTCCGTAATACGGGTCACATACGTCACGCGGTTCTCGTCGATCCCGAACAGTTCAATCGTGAACCCATCGTTATCCTTCACGTCGAAGCAGCAGAGTTTGTACTGAACAGTTGGTTGAGTAGACATCTTTTGTAATCTATGTATTTATTTCCTTCTTTTCAATTTTTTGGTTTTACCTTTGGCCTTAGGACGAGCCTTCGATTTGGCTCGTGTCTTTTGTCGTTTCAATGGAGGATCCACTGCCTGATTGACAAAGTCTGCCATTTTCTCAGGACTACGCTCTCCATCATACTTTGAAATCAATCTACCCTTTTTGAATATCAAGAGAGAGGGAAAACCTTCCGTACCTCTCCCTACAGGGCTATTTGACATTTCTCGACTGCTATGCATGGCTGATCCATTGACCTCCACAATTTTTACCCTTGGGTGAACCATGGGTTTCATGGCCTCCCATTTTGGGAGCATCTCAATGCAATGTCCGCATTGAGGGTGAAAGACCAACACAGCGCATGTCACATGTCGAATACGAAGTAATCCCTGCTTGTAGTTGCTTGGTTCAATCCTTTCTACTCCCATAATAATATATACCTATATAAAAATGAATAAACGTGTATTGTTTGTTGTATTTATACTTTTTATATGGGG